TCAAGCAGTATGGCATGGTCGTCGGCATCACCGATGTCATCGAGGACACTCACGAAGATCCGGTCCTCGCGGACGCGACGGTTCAGGCTGGGGAGAACATCGGCCGCACCACCGAGCAGCTCGCCTACGGTGTGCTGAAGGCCGGCACCACGGTCTTCTACGGCAACGGCTCCACCCGGGGCGGGGTCAACACGGCAATCAGCCTCAACAAGCAGAGGGCCGTGCTCCGGGGTCTCAAGGCGCAGAAGGCGATGAAGATCACGCGGATGCTCTCGGGCTCGCCCGACTATGAGACCCGCGCGATCGAGGCCGCCTACGTGGCTGTCGCCCACACCGATCTCGAGCCGGATATCCGCGGAATGACCGGCTTTACCCCGGTGGCGGAGTATGGCACCCGCCAGCCTCTCTGCGCGGAGGAAATCGGCTCCGTCGAGGATGTGCGTTACATCCTTTCGCCGGACCTGGACCCCTTCCAGGCGGCCGGTTCGACAACGCAGAACGGCATGATCTGGGACGACACCACCAACGTCGATGTCTATCCGGTCCTGTTCTTCGGCAAGGAAGCCTTCGGCACCGTGGCGCTTCGTGGCCAGGGCGCTGTCAGCCCGACGATCATCCCGGTCGGCCAGAAAACGAAGGATGATCCGCTCGGCCAGCGGGGGTACGTCGGCTGGAAGACCTGGTACGTCTGCGTCCGGCTCAACGAGAGCTGGATGGCGAGGCTCGAGGTGGGCGCCACGGCGCTCTGATCCTGACGCCGTAAGCCTTCCGGGGGCGGCGTGAGGCCGCCCCTTTCCCAACTCACAGCACACTGAAAAGGAGGCCCCAAATGCACAAGGGCCATTTCAAGGTAGGCACGGTCGAGGGCACCGGCAGCCTCATCACCATCCAACTCGGTTTCGTGCCGGAGTGGGTCCGCATCAACAACATCGATGACGCCAACAGTCTCGAGTGGACCAAGGACATGCCCGACGACTCCGGCGTGTTGACCGTCACCAACGGCACGATCTCGAAGATCACGTCGGACGGCATCACGCCCTACGCCGGGACCGTCGGCGCGAACTCCAAGGGCTTCACGATCGGCGCCGACTCCGATGTCAACGTGAACGCCCAGACGCTCGAATACATCGCCGCCAGCGGCGAGAGTTGAGGAAGGAGACCTGCAATGCACAAGGGTCATTTCGAGGTTGGCACGGTCGAAGGGACCGGCGCCACCATCATCGTCCAGCTCGGCTTCACGCCGCAGTGGGTCCGCATCCTCAACATCGATGGCCAGGCTATGCTTGAGTGGACCAAGGACATGCCGGACGGTTATGGCGTGAAGACGATCACCGACGGCACAATCTCGAAGATCACCTCCCTCGGCATCACGCCCTACGGCGGCACCGTCGCCGGTAACGCCAAGGGCTTCTTGATCGGTGCTGATACCGACATCAACGTCACCAGCACTGCCGAGACGATGATCTACATCGCCGCCAGCAGCGATAGCTGACCGGCAGCATGAACCAGGCGGGGCCCTCCGGGGCCTCGCTTTTCCACGTCCATGACAGGAGGTCCAAGTGACCAGCTTCGCTAGAATGACCGGCGCGCAGCTTGACGCGCATTTCTCCGAGAACAACATCCCCGTGCCTGACGGCTGGAGCAAGATGAAGGTCGCCGAAAAGCGCGCCTGGGTCAAAGCCTGGACCGCGCCGGTGGAAGCGCCCCTGGAGGCCGCCCCCGAGGGCACCCGCAAGATCAAGCTGATCTCCGCGATGAGCAACCCGGTGCCGCTCTACGTCCACGGAGCCGGCTTCTGGTCGCTGGTCGTGGGCGAGACCTACACCCTTCCCATCGAGGCGCTGGACGCCCTCAGAGGCTCCGACGCCGTGTTCGAGGAGGTCTAACCCTCCCGAGCCCCCACCCAAGCCCGCCCCAACCGAAGGACACTCCCCCATGAGCCTGATCCAGATCACGGATGCAACGCCGGCGCAGCTTCGCGCATTCGGCGCCAACACCCTCGGCCTCGAACTGCACGGCCGCGAAACCGCGCAGATGATGGTCGGAAAGTTCGCCGAGGTCGGCTACAACCTCGAGACCATCAAGCTCGAGGAGCCCGCAACGGTGCCGTCGGGGAGGCCGGACGGCGACACCGCCTTCAACACGCGCGTCAGGGCGGATGGCATCAAGGAGGCCCGCATCGTCATCCACACCCAGGACAAGCCCGGCGGCGAGGAGCCGGTGCCGGTCACTGTGAATGGCTCGAAGATGTTCATTGAGCGCGGCGTGCCGTCGTGGGTGCCGGAACATTTCATCGAGGCACTGGATCACGCCGTCGAAGATGTCTACTCCGAGTTTGCCGGCGGGAGCGGGAACCTTGGCGGCCTGGCGAAGCCGCGTAAAGTGCATTCCTACCCGTTCTCCTACGCCTGACCCGGGCTCATAGCTGATGAGCACCTTCCTCGAGCTCTGCCAGGCCGTCGCGCGGGACTCCGGCACCGTCTCCGATCTGACTTCGCCATCCGCCGTGACGGGGCAGACCGGGCGGTTGCTGCGCATCGTCAACTGGACCGCGGAAGCCTACGGGGACATCCAGCGCCGGCGCGACGATTGGCGCTGGCTGCGCAAGGAGTTCGAGGGTGCGACGCTGGCGACGGTGCGACGCTACGCCCTTAACGTCACCACCGAGCGGTTCAAACATTGGGTCTTCGAGAGCGAGGACGGCAACGACACCTTCTCGGTCTACAAGACCTCGGAGGGCCAAAGCACCGAGGGCTGGCTGCAATATGTGCCGTGGGACGAATTCCGCCGCACCTATATGTTCGGTTCAGTCGCCGACGACACCCGCAAGCCTACCCATATTTCGGTCGACCCGGCCAGCCAGCTCGTGCTCTGGCCGATCCCCGATGCCGTCTACACGATCCGGGGCGAATACTACCGCGGCCCGCAGATCCTCGCGGCAGACAGCGATACCCCGGAGATGCCGCTGGCCCACCACGAGGCGATCAAGTGGCAGGCGCTGATCCTGATGGGGACGTTCGATGAAGCGGTCGAGCAGGTTCCCGCCTGGGCGGAGTTCCTGAAATGGCACATCGCGGCGCTTGAGCGCAAGCACACCCCGCGCATCCAACTTCCCGGCCCCCTCGCCTGATGGCGCAGAGATCGGAAATCGTCCCGCTGCGCGGCGGGCTGGATCTGGTCACTCCGGCGATGCTGGTCAAGCCGGGCTTTGCCATCGCCGCGCAGAACTACGAGGTCGAGGCGCGCGGCTACCGGCGCGTCAGCGGCTACGAGCGCAAGGACGGCCGCCCCGCGCCCTCGGATGCCGAGTATTATATCCTGGGCTTCGACGCCGGCCTGACCGCGATCGACGAGGCCGATACCGTAACCGGCTTGACATCGGGCGCCACCGGCATCGCCCTGGTCGACGCCATCGTTGCGAGCGGGTCATGGGCGGGTAACGACGCCGCCGGCGACCTGGTGCTCTACAACGTCTCCGGCACCTTCCAGAACGATGAGGCATTGCAGGTCAGCGCGGTGACGCGCGCCACCTCGGACGGGACGGCGGCCAGGAACGCGGCCACCACGGACGCCCTGAACACTACCTATCTTGCTTCGGTGACAACCAAGCGCCGGGCGGTGATCGCGGCGCCGGCGGGGTCCGGGGCAATCCGCGGCGTGGCGACATACCTCGGTGACTCCTACTGCTGGCGCGACAACGCCGGGGCGACTGCGTGCGTGATGTTCAAGGCCACCACCGCCGGATGGACGGCGCAGACCTTCGGCGAATACATCCTGTTCGATGCCGGAACCTCCGCAGCAGCGTTTGTCGAGGGCGAGACCCTGACCGGCGCCGGTGGTGCGACGGCGACCATAGAGCGGGTTATCCGAAATGCCGGCTCATGGGGGTCAGACGCCTCGGGCTATATGGTCCTGTCGGGGGTCGCCGGCGGTCCCTACGTGAACAACGAGGTGATTACCTCGGCCACGGGCACGGCACTCGCCGACGGCATCAATGTGGCGATCACGCTCCCGGCCGGGGGCGCCTACAATTCGGTCGAGCACAACTTCTACGCCCAGGAGATCACCACCCGGCTTTATGTCGCCAACGGTGTCGGGCCCGCCTTCGAGTGGGACGGAACCGTGATGGCGCCGATCTTCACCCAGCTTGCCGCCGCCCTCGAGAAGCCGAAACACATCGCGGTGCATCGCTCTCACCTCTTCCTCGGCTACACCGGCGGCAGCATCCAGAACTCGGCGACCGGCCTGCCGCTGACCTTCGACGCCCTGCAAGGGGCCGCCGAGCATGGCTTCGGCCAGGACATCACCGGCCTCAAGTCGCACACCCGGGACTCGCTGATCGTCACCGCTCGCAACAAGATCGGCTATCTGATCGGGTCGGACTCTACCGATTTCGAGTTGAAGTCGATCTCCGAGGACTCGGGTGCCATCGCCGGAACGCTCGAGATCGTCGGGCAACCGATCTTCATGGACGACCAGGGGCTGCGCGACATGGTGGCGGCCCAGACCTACGGTGACTGGCAGATCGGCACCATTACCCGGCTGGTCGAGCCGCTGCTGAAAACCAAGAAGGCCGCAGGCGTGACGCCGGTCGGCGCGATCCGGGTCCGGGCGAAAGATCAATATCGGCTGTATTTCTCGGACGGCACCGGCCTGTTGGCCTATTTCGGGCGCAAAAACCCCGAAATCCTGCCGATCACCGTTGACTTCACGCCGACCTGCTTTGCTTCCGGCGAGGACGGCAGCGGCAACGAGATACTGTTGGCCGGGGCCTCTGATGGTTGGGTCTGCCAGCTTGACAAGGGGACATCCTTCGACAGCGCGACCATCGAAGCCTTCCTCAGAACCTCGTTCCTCAACCAGAAATTGCCGAACGTCGAGAAGAGGTATCACCAGGCCCGCCTCGAGGGTCAGGCCGGGGACAAGAACTCGGCGCTCTCGGTGGTTGCTGATTTCGCCTACGGCAACACCAACCAGCCGCCTGCGAACGAAACCGCATTCACCTTCTACGGCGGCGGCGCTTTTTGGGATGAGGGCTATTGGGACGAGTTCACATGGGACTCGCAGGTCGAGGGCCAGGTATTCGCTCCGCTTGACGGCATCGGCGAGAACATCTCGATGGTCGTCGCCTCGGACAGCGCCACCGAGACCCCGCACACGCTCTCGGTGCTGACCATCAACTACACCATGCGGAGGAAGCTGAGATGAGCAACGACTACTACACCCGCTCCGCACTCTCCGCCCACACTCTCGCCCGCGCGGCCCAGGTCAATACGCAACTGGCGGGCGTCGAGGTCGGCTTTGATCGCCTGCCCGGTATGGCGCCGCTCAACGAGAACCGCGTGACCTATGTGGTGGAGACCGGCGCGGCAGATGTCTATGTCGTCACGCTCTCGCCCGTGCCCGCCGCCTACACCGCCGGCCTGAAGATCACCGCGAAGATGAGCGCGACCTCCACCGGGGCCTGCACCCTCAACGTCAACAGCCTCGGCGCCCGGTCGATCAAGCTGCCGGACGGCACCGACCCGGGGGCCGGCAACATCATCACCAACGGGCTGGCCGAATTCGTCTACGACGGGACCAACTTCGTCATCATGTCGTTGATCCCCGGCGGCGTGGTCAACAACTACAACGCGGCAGCCGTGGTCATCACCGGCGGCTCTATCGTCGGCATCACCGATCTGGCCATAGCGGACGGCGGCACGGGTTCCTCGACGGCCAGTGCCGCGCGGACCGCCCTCGGCCTTGCCATCGGCTCCAATGTCCAGGCATACAACGCCAACCTCGCTGCCCTCGCCGGACTCACCTCGGCGGCCGACAAACTGCCCTACTTTACCGGGTCGGGGACGGCGGCAGTCGCAACCTTCACGTCGTTCATTCGGGGCCTGCTGGACGATGCCACCGAAGCCGCCGCGCGCACGACGCTTGGCCTCGTCATCGGGACCAATGTCCAGGCGCAGAACGCCAACCTCGCGGCGCTGGCGGGACTCACCTCGGCCGCTGACAAGCTCCCGTATTTCACCGGCTCGGGGGCTGCGGCGGTGACGGCGCTGACATCCTTCATCCGGGGGCTTCTGGACGACGCCAATGCGGCCACGGCGCGCACGACGCTGGGCGTCCCTGCCGCTGCAAGCGGAACGCATACCGGCACCGCAGTAATGGCCGCCATTACCGCCAGCGGCACCGTCGAGTTCAACGGAAAGGCGCAGATCGACGACGTGGTGACGACGCCCGCCGCCGTGGTCACATCGTCGTCGAATGCAGTTGCACTTTCCATGACCGGCGCCAACAAGAAAACCCTGACCCTCGACGAGAATACCACGATCACGGTCACGGGCGAGGTCGCGGATCAGATGGTCGAACTGTGGATCACGCAGGGCAGCACGGGCGGCACAGCGGCATGGGCCGGGGTGGACCAATGGGTTGGTGGGGCGGCGCCCACGCTTTCCACGACCACGGGCGAGAGAGACCTGATTGTTCTAGCGAGCGAGTCGGATGGAACTACAATCATCGGCCAGCATCTCGGTGTGTCAAAATGAGTCGGGCAATTCACAAGATGCGCGGTAATAGACCTATATCTATATTACTTTCCGACTTAGAAAACGTCAATTCGACGCCGGGCGCAACAGCAACATTTGCGTCTGTCGCTGTCGGGTCCGGCGGTGGACGGGCCATCATCATCATGGCCTCCGCAGAAGATCAAGGGTCAGCATTTGAAATAGACTCATGCACAGTAGACGGAAACGCTTGCACACGAGTAATCGAACAAGGTGTTTCATCTGGTGATCACAATTCTGCTGCGATATTCATCAAGAAGCTAACCACCGAAAGCGGAAACGTCGATATTGTTCTCGGAGTCGATCTCAGCGGGGACAGCTTTGGTATGTCATTCATAGTTGTAGAGGGCCTTTTATCAACAACGCCTGTGGATACTGCTGTAAAGAGTGATAGCAGCAGTAGCAGCGCCGAAACAACCACCACGCTTGAAGGCCCAGCTTCGGGGATCGCAATCGGCTCATTTGCTTATGGCAACCATAGCGGAACTGTTACTTGG